AATTTTTTAAAATTCGCCAAAATTTTAAAAAATATGGTGTCCCCAGTCACAAAAACGCCCCCTCGCCAAAGTTTGCGTTTTTATAATTTTTTCCAAATTTACTTTTTTTTTATTTCAATTTTTGAATGGTGTAGAAGATCCATCAATATTAAATATTCTTTTGAAATCCTCAACATTATAATTTGTTTCTTTTGGAACATTATTTTTTGTGTATATGTTTCCTGTTTTATTATCTTTTATAAAGTCATCACTATATGTAATAATTGTTTGATGATTTCCAATTATCAAATCTTTTAATTTATCAAATGTAAAATTATGTTTATTTCCACTATTTAATGTGATGCCTTTGCATTTGTATTTTTGTTCTCCATCAAGAGAAGTATAGCCGTATGTTTTAGGGGCTAATGCATAAACATTTTTTAAATCGCCATTTTCTTCAAGTTCCCACTCACCCAAGCAGTCACCCTCTTGTGTATTATATTCATTTTTTCTATATTCGTAAATGATACTATCAGTATCGCAATAAATAACTCTATCATCCAATTTATATAACTCTTTATATAGTCTTAATCTAGCGTTAGCTGTTGTAAAACCAGCAAGTGCAATATTAGTAGTCATAAGAGAAGTTTTAGCTTCAATCTTTTCAATATAAGAAACATAAAGTGTATCTTCATCAATAAGAACCTCATTTTTTAATTCAACTTCATTATTTATATGGCGTTTCAATAATTTAAACCAAGCATCATTTTTAATATAATTTGTAGTAGGAAGTTCATCATTTTGACCGAATTTTCCCCACAAAGAATTTAAACAAATTTTTGCTAATAGCTTCATTCCTGAATTCTTTTTTATTTTATTTTTATCAAGTAATACACCACAATTATTATAATACCTTTGAATATAAGCATCAATATCATCACCTTCATATCCTGCACTTTCTGTTTTTATTTTTAGAAAATTCTGTATGTAACCTTTGAACATATCATTAGATTTATCAAATGATAAAGATTTATAAATTTTTGTTATTTTATAGCCAATCTCTAAAGCCCTTTTTAATTCAATAGATGAATAAACAGCTTTGATTTTATTAACCAAGTCAAACATTAATTTATTATTTTTCTTTTCCGGTAAAAGCGGAATATGTAGATTATCAGGGCATATAATATCACACTCAATATAACCATAATGTGAATTAATATATTCTGCATAATCAACAACATTAGGATCATTATCCCATACAGGAATTCCACAAGGTAAATCATCAAAGAATTGAACTGATGGGTATAAACTTTGAATATCAATATATTTGCCGTGTGTTCCATTTTTTATTTCTTCATCCGTCCAAGACTTAAATAATTTAAAAACTTCTGTTCTACCACCGAAAAAACCTCTTTTGCAAAAATCATATTCTTCTTTTGTTAAAACAGCTATTTGGTTCTCATTCATATAATTTGTTCTAAAAACACGAAGACAATATGAAGCAATAGTAGAACAAGATAAAGGATTAATTCCGTTTGTTGAAACAGCATCATTTACATATATTTCTAAACTTCTTTTTAGAATATCAACATCACTATTACAATACTCATATAATTCTTTTTTGAAATCATAAACTACATTTTTTTGAGCTTCATACCATTTATTAAATTCATCTAATTTTTCACAAGACATAGAGTAAGTGTTAAAATATGATTTTGCAGGTATTTTTCCAATATAATCTTGGTTTTCTTTGATATTAAATAAATATGGAAAGAAACCTTTTTTGAGTTCTTTTAAGCCAAATGTTTTTGGAAATGTCGCAAGTCCTTGAGCTATATGGTTTAAACTATCAATAAAACGAATGCTTTTTACTTTCATATACATAATTTTATTACCGGCTAAAATTAATTTATTAGGTCTATGAGCTGTATGATTTATTATATACTTATGAACCATCCAATTATCATAAGCTTTTCCGTTATGGGCTATGAAAGTTGAATTTTTTAGGCTAACACAAAATTTAACAAACTCTTCAATAGTATCAAATTTATATTCATCATCACTAAATAATTTTTTTACAATACATAAATTTACAATATGATTATTTTTTTCATCAAACATACTTTCAAAATCATATGCATAAATATCTTGTTTCCATATTGGGTATACACGATCACCTTCATCATTAATAATATAATTTTTTAATGCAGTAATAAAACATCTATGTTCTCCTAAATAATAACTATCACAATTAGCACAATATTTTTCACCACATTTATGTTCTTCATAATGTTCCTTATCAATCCATTTTTTACATTCTTCACATCTTATAGCATCGCCTTTACATTTTTGTAAATGTTTTTCTAAACAATCATTACCAGCACACCAAAGATTGCAGTTAGAACATTTAGCCCAAGATTTATTTTTTCTTGCATCTTCAAAATGATTATCTTTTTCAATAACAGAACAGAAATTAACATAACAACATCCGCATTTTGTTTCTTTACACGAATGCTTATCAAAATTAGATCTTCTTATTGATTTACGGCAATACTTACACCATTTGTTATTTCTTTTACTATCATTTGTAGCACTATTAACATCGTGAATATAATGATAATGTGATATAGATGTATCATAATAAATATAAACTTGTTTTTCATATTCTGTAGGAGTTGCATACATTTCAACGAATAAGCCTGATAAAATAATTACTTGAACTTTTCTTAAATCAGCATATATTTCAAAATCTATAAAAGTCATACGACCATTTACATCTAATTCTTTACACATTTCCATAACTTTTTTATTAAATGCATCTTGCCTATTAGGTCTTTTTAAATTTTTTAATTCATCAGCATTTTCAGCGTCAGCCAAAACTAAACATCTTTGTCCACATAAATTATCATCATTTATAATAAGTGAAATACCTTGTTTTTTAAGAAATTCAGGTATATCAACACCATTACCACCTTGAGCCATATTTCTATATTGAATAGTAAATGTTAATTGACCTAAAACAGCAATTCCTGCACTTTGAATAATTTTTTTTAAAACTTCGTAGAATTCATCATAAGTAAAACCTTCTTGTAATTTACTTGAAACAACTTTACCTGTATCTCTATTTGTTATATAAACTCTGTTGTATTGTCCTGCATTACTCATTAATTTATTATAAAGTCTTATAATCACTTTTTCAGGTAAATCAGCATCATCTTTAAATTCAATAGGCGTTTTTCTTCTTTTATTCATATTTTTTTCTACATTAGGGTAAAATTCAGGATCTTGATATTGAGTTGAATATTCGCCTAAAGCAAATTTCATAGATATTTGATTACTGATAGTAGCATTTTGTAATGTAGCATTTAATACACGCTTATTATATTCCATATTTAATTTTTGTAATCTATTCTGTTTAGATTTTTCTGCTTTTTTTTGTTTTTGTCTTGTTTCAACTTCCTGATTATATTGACCTAACAAATATTCATAAGTATCATCTGCATTACCAATACCGAAATAATTTATGATAGGTGAAATGCGTTTAAAGTTCTTTCCTGTTTCAGTATTAAAATAATCTCTTAAAAGTTGTTTCGTTTCAGTTTTCCTAAAGGAAGTAAGTTTTCGTTCAAACATATTATATATACTTATAATATATTTATTTTTCTAAATCAATTTTTTATATAATATATATTTTCCTAAATAAACAAAATCCTAAATTAAAATATTCATAAATTCCTTTAGTTCTTTTTTATAATAATATCTATCTAATGATTTCTTCCTTAATTCGTCTTTATGTTGTTCGTAGTGTTTCTTAACAGCTTTATTTACATAACCACGATATTGCTCTTTATGAGTTTCACGCCATTTATAGTGACTGGTTTTAGTGTCTTGATTATATACCATTTATATATAATAAAGAGTTTTTTCTAAATTACTTTCATAAATCAATTTCTTTTCGTAAATAATTGAAATTCTAAATCTAATATTTCATCTTTTAATCTATCAATTTTTCTAATTAATGTTAAACACGCAGGATGTTCAGTTTTCATTTTAACTTCCCATAATCCATCAGGTGTATCTACAAATCTCCATCTTGGAAATCTATATTTAAAATCCTTACCACAAATACTACACTTATCAGGTTCGCCTATTATTAATCTGTTTCCTAAAGGAACTTCTGCATACAATTGGTATTCGTCCATTTATATATTAGTATTAGAAATTATTTTAAGTCAATTTCCTAAATCATTTATAAAAAAGTAATGGCTGGTTTTTGAGGAGTTGGTAAAGAACGAGGCGTTGGATTACTTACTTTTGCAGGTAATTTTTTTGTTATCTTTCTTATCTCTTCTAATGTCGTATCATCATCACTTATCTCATCCAATTCAACTTGTTTCTTAATTTGTTTCTTCTTAATACTTATTGCCTTTTTTACTAAACTATCTTGATACTCTTTTACAGCTTGTGCCTTTAACTCTTCAATTTGGTGTTCTCTTAATGCTTTCAAATCTTCCTTAACAGCTTTAACGCTTGGTCTTTCAGCCCTTTTCTTATCTCGTGCTTCCAACATTTTTTTTGTTGCTTCTTTTTGTGCTTCAGTTCTTTCTTTCTTGACCATAGGTTGAGTTCTTGGTTTATAAACTGGATCAGGCTTTGGAACTGGAGGTCTACCCTTACCTTTTTTTTCAACTGGTGCTTCAATTTCATTATCATCTGTTTCAGTTTGACTTGTAATATCGTCTAATTTTTCACTTAACAAAATCTCGCTTTCGTCTAAAGCTTTCTTACTCATTATATATAGTAAAAAGAAAATAAAATCAACTTCAACGAACATATATTTTTTGCTAAATATTCTATTGATTTAAATAAATACATCTTTAGAGATACACAAACGGCTCTGGCGTTGCCCTTGGTAAATATTTTCTTCATACTATGTATAATGTCTTCAACATCAGGAACTCCTTATTATAGTAGTAGAAGTATGAATGGAATAAACCAAATATCTGTTATTAATGAAAATATAACTGACTTGGAAAACAAAACACAAGACATAACCTATAATGATTTAACAGATACTACAACTATAGTCAATAACACTCAATTTTATAACACTACAATTAATTCTTCTCTCACAGCATCAAATGTAAAACTAACAGACAACAGCATAGATATGTCTAATAATGGAACTTATACTTTTATAGATGATGGCGTTTCTGCACAAATAGTAGATACAATTCATAACCAAACTATTGGAGGATCTAAAACTTTTACCGGTTCTGTTGATATTAATACATTAACAATAGACAGCACTACATACCCTGATGGTTCAACTCAAACAAGTGCTAATTATTTAACTCCAATACAAGTAAATGCAACAGACAGAATAACGGCAACTAATTCTATGGAAACTCACGAACTTACTTGTGTAGAATTGTATTGTAATACTATTAATATTAGTGATAAAATTATTGACGCTAACAACACAGGAACAGCTCCTTCCAGTTTTATATATAATGCTACAACTATGGCGTATAAAACCACAATAGTAGATAATATTCCGTTACTAGTATCAGTTGGTGATAGAGTAAAAAGTAATGGAATTGGATTAGAACCATTTGGTGACGCAGGGCTTCAAATTGCAACAATTAATACAACTAATAGAATAATTACTTTTAATCCAGCAGGGAATTTTTCATTAAGTATTCCACCCCCAATAATTACTTCTTCTCTATTAGCTATTACATCAACATCTACTTTTACAAGTTATATTTCATTAGGTGGTTATGTAGGTTCAGGAATACGAGGAACTGGAACATCAGCAAACCAACCCTTTTTAAATGCGATTGTTTCACCTTATAATTACAGCACTCCAACAGCTTCATTAACATATTCACCTGATACAACAAAAACAGGTTACATTAATTCAAATAGTCGTTTAGTTTCGCTAGGAACATACTCAAATCAAAATTTTATTTCTATGACTGGAATAAGTAATCCATCTTATATTTCAGGACAAATAGGAACTACAGCTGAATACACAATTTCAAGTCAAAACCCAATTACACCTAATACAATAACAAACACATTTTTAGCAGTTCCAATAACACCAACTTTATTAACATACCCCACATTCACAGGAGCAAACACAGATTTTATTACGCAACTCAATAATATAACAGCAGGAACTAAATCAACAAATAATACAGGAACTGGTGTTTTAACATTATCATTAAGTCATTCACCACCTTCAACTACATTAACAATTGTATCAGGATATGTTTCTTCAAATAGTTTGAAATTAGAAACTATTACAGCATTAAATCAATATGTAACTGGAACAGGGACAGCTTCAAACGGAATACCTAGTAATATCAATTCATTTATTAGTGCAGTTCCAACAGCCCCAAGTTCTCAATATACAATTAGGTCAGGAACAGGGACATTATCCGCAACAAATACAAATTCATCAGCAATTGAAGGATATACTCGTTTTACATCACCTAATTATTTTTTCATATCAACCACACAATTAATAGATAATTATTTTATACAGGCTACAGGAGTTCCACAAGCAACAAGAACAAGAGATCCAATAGCTCCATATGCAAGTCAGTCAAACATTATGAGATTAACACAATTAAATGGATATACTCCTACCGCTACAGCTACATCGTTTGTATTTACTGGTATTGTCGCAAATGCTACACAAATAAAAATAACATCAGCACCATTAGGATTTAGTTCAGGTTTTATGCTTGAAAATGCAACGAGTATACCTACATCTTTTAATTCATTAATACCAAACGGAACAAAAAATACAGCTTGGGATAGCACTAATCAAATAATAACTTGTAGCGGATTAACAGCTTCAACAGCAAGTTTAACAAATTTAAAAGGATATATGAGAACAACAACGCTATTTGAAGTTAGAGGATTAGGAAACGCAACACCACGATTAAATTTCTTTTTTACCGGTTCAGGAATTGGAGCTAATAAAAATTATGTATCAGTTGCATCAAGTCAATCGCCATATACTCTAGCATCAACAAATTCCGCTACTACACCTACAGCTACAGGGGTCGCAGGATTTACAAAATTTCGTGATGCTACTTCATTTTTATTAGTAATAGCCAATAGCACTCCTTTTAAATTTAACAATTTTTTAATATCTTCAACCGCATTACCTGAAAATACAGGTTTATCAGCTGGATTAAATGACGCATTTTCAAGCAACGACATCATAGTAAATGCCGATTTTTCTACATATACAACTGCAAATCTAACAATAAGAGAACCAACAATAGCAGTAAATCCATTAGGTTATAAAGCATATCCTACAACAAATCCAAGTTTTAATACTTATTATTGCTTACAAACAATAACATTAGGAGCAACAAATTATATAGATGCTACTAGAGCAAACGGAGAACCTGGATTTGCATCAGGACTTGATTTGAGAGGAACACCAAATGCTAATAATTTATTTACTACGAGTTCTACATTAGGCACTACTACTATTACAACTAGTTCTGTTGGTGCAATTTTTAATGGAGGAGCATCAGGATATTATTTTTGTTCAACTAATTCTACAAATTTAGTTGATAATTTCATAGTTGGAACAACTATAGCACCTGATACAAGAGTTATTTATAATACCGCTACATTTGATAAAGGTTCTTTAACTATAAGTAAATTAGATTTTAGGGTCGCCCCTACCGCTTCAACTCCTGTAGTTAATAGTTCAATTGTTACTTCTTGGTATATTCGTAGTAATTCAACAGATGTAGGTGGTGGAAATTTTGAAACACAACTTTATTTTAGAACAACAACAAGAATTACTACAGGTTTATTAGCAGTTAATCAGTTTTTTATCAATTCAGTAACAGCAACAACTTTTAATAATAGCGGTTTAAATGGTGCATATATTACATCTTTCACTCAAGAGCCAACGCTTAATTGCTTTAAAGCAACTTTTAGAGGAAAAACTAATATGACTGCAACTACACAAAAAGGCGGAGATTTGGGTATATTTCAAATTTCTACACTTGTTTATCGTATTGATACTATGGGTTTGTATGTTCCAGCAGTAAATGACTTCATAAGAATAGCAACTAGAACAAATGTAAATAATATTAGATCGGTTAGTTCATTAGGTTCAAACTTATACGATTTAACACTTGAATACACAGAAGGGGTATTGGGGTCAGGCTTCACTTATGTGATTACAAGCCCAGTTACTACAACCGCATCTTTATTACAAACAACAGCAATAACAGCTTATGAAGCCCATAATTTAGTTGTTTATACTATAGGTTCAACTTATTCCTATTATCCTGAAACAAATTTGTATTCTGCATTTGCACCTATGACGATTAACGCATATGATGGTATAGCAGGAACTCCATTAGCAATACAACCAATTCAATATACAATCCAAACACCATTTACATATAATTATATTACTCCATTATCAATAACAGATTACGGAAGAACTTCATTTTCGTTGTATCCAACTGAAACAATCACATTTTACACATTTTTTGATATAAATTTACCGCCAAATCAAGCAAATACAACTTTGGTCAGCGTGGATGCAATTCAAACTTTGACTAATAAAACATTTGATAGAATTGGATTGCAAACTATTACTAACCAAACAAGCACACAATTAGGTTATACTATTAGAAATAAACTACCTAATAATACACTTACAACTGCTAATACTTGGTTACAACCATCAGGTAATTTAGGACAGATTACATTAGCATCACAAGGTGTATATCTATTAAGTTATTCTTTTACTAGTAGAACAACTACAGCAGTCGTTTTAATGGGAGCTTTAACATTATCAAATACTTTAAATTCAGTATATACAAGTCCTGTAGGAACTAATGTTCCGTCATCAGTATTTGCTTTTTGCGGACAGACCAATTTAAACGCCAATTATAATACTTGTGCTAATAGTTATGTTTATGTAAATACATCAACAAATGTAACAATTTATTTATGGTGGGCGACATCAGTAGTAAATCAAGTGATACAAGGCGAAGGAGGATATTTTCAGGCGGTTAGGATCGCATAAGTATATTAATTAAAAATTGATTTAGAATTTATTTTCTTTAGTAATATTATAATGACTGATTTTACTGAACAAGTTGTAGAAGTTGTTGATTGTAACCCTGAATTAACCGCTGAAGAATGTAATAAAGTAGTAGAAGAAAGAATACTTTTTGTAGAAGATGATATTTATAAATCTATTGAAACTTTTAAAGAACAAATACCTGATCTACCTGAATATGTTTACTGGATCTTGTTTTTAAGATATAATAGAAATATCATTAGTGAACAGGAAATAAGATTTGCTGAAGATACAATAAGTAAGTTAAGGAATGCTTTGAAGGAAGAAAATGCTTATTACCAAAAATTATTTGAAGACAACAAAGAGAATACTATTGTTTGCAGTAGTGAACATTTAGACATACCAAAGGAAAATTCATAAACAGCTCGGTCTGTTGCCCTTGGAACTTACAAATATAGGGTTCAACTAAAATTTATATGTTGATATATATAGAATGGATATATACCAAGATGCAAGATTAATAACATTTAACTCTAATGATGCTTATGAAAAATTGAATGCTGATAATAATTCAAATATGACTTTTTCTATACCTAATATGCTCATAGATGCTAACGATATTTTATTTACTACTTGTGGTTTAGTAAGTGCAGAAATCCCAGTCAGTTTTTACCTGATAGACACAGACACTAATATTTTAAACTTTTCTTATTTAGCAGTTGATTATCAGTTAGTTTTACCTTTTGGAAATTATACAGGTAATAATATTGTTTCTACTTTAGCATCCGCTTTTGATTTAGCACTTTTAGCAGTTGGAGTAAACTCAAATATAACTTTAGACTTAATTACAGGAAAACTTACATTTAAATTTACTGGTGCAAGTGGTAATATTACATTTAATTATAATGGTAGTGATGGGCTTTATCGTATTTTAGGATTTACACCAAATAATGATTATACAAGTATAACAAGTGGAGCATTTGAAATTATATATGCACCTAATCCATTAAACCTTTTGGGCATTAAACAAATTCGTATGTGTTCAAATAATTTAGCAACAATTGGTAATTATTCAACTGGTGATAAAAATGCAAATAATATTTTAGCGTGTATTCCTATTGATGTTGAAGCGTGGGGATTAATTAATTATACAAATAAAAATAATCTTTATAGCAAATTGAAAGCAAGAAATATAAGTATTGTAGATATTCAACTTTATGATGAATTAGGAAGATTTTTACAAATGAATTCTATTAATTTTACTTTTACTATTCAATTAATTATTTACAGAAAATTGCCTCCATCAGTTCAAGTTTTGTCTTTAGCAAATATTGCAAATTCTTTAGATAATATTGAAAAAGATATTGAAAATTTAAATCCTGTATCAAATGAAAATAATGATATTAGTCAAAATGAGAATATAGAACAAGAACCTGTAAATGATGGAACTCAAAGTTTAGCCGATGATTTAGGACTTTTATTATACCAATAGTATCCAAAATTTATTTCTAGAAGTATATTATAAATGTCTGTATTGCCTAACGAAGTCAACTTTAGCAAACCAGCTGAACTACCACAAAGCACTCGCTGTCTTTCTCTCGTGGCTCAAGCTTCACAGGGAAGTGGAGCGTTCACGAGTGGTCAGCAACTCACATTTCCGCTCATACAGGGAGCAGGTAATTATATTGTTCCTGATAGTTTAATTCTTTCTTGTGTGATTGAATACACTACTGATGCAGGTGCAGGAACTACCGGTATTCTTGGTTCTTGCCCAGCTTCCGCTTGGGTTCGTGATTTGACGACTTTAGTGAATTCTCAACAAATAGAGAATATTCAGCAATATAACCATCTCTACAATATGTTGGTTAACGCAAAAATGGATGTCGCTTCTAAGCACGGACTTTCAAAGCCATTCGGTCTTACATTTTCTACAAGTGAAGCCAACTCCGCATATGCTCCAGGTTTTACAAATGGTGATGCCTGTGTTTTCGCTACTGGAGCAGGTGTAAAAAGAGTAAGGGGTTCTTTTCCTCTTGGTTGCATATTATCATCTTCTTCTAAATTTCTTCCTCTTGGAATGGGTGATATAAGAATTCAGCTCACAATAGATGATCTCAATAATTTCACATTTACACAGAATGGTCAACCTGCAGTAAGATCAGGGCTTCAAATTTCCCAAGTTCAGCTAAATTATGATGTAATCCAATTTGACCCTATGACTGAAAGTTTGATAAATTCCGTTGCAGATGGTGTTGGTGATATCTATTTGAAATCTCAATCTTATGCTGTTTCTTCATCTCCTATTGCAAATGGATTTGTCGGTTTTCAAAGTTTACCATATGCTCAAAGTTTAACAAGCATTAAATCCCTTCATACTCTTTTTACCGGTAATACAGGTAATCGTGGTTTCGCTTCCTACGATGCTACTTCGCAGAATGGAAGCATCAATTATATGGTAGCTGGTCAACAATATCCTCAATCTGTGATTGATACACTCAACAGACCACAATATGCTACACTTGAATTTTTGGCTTCCATTTATGGAACTCACGACCCTATTCTTGCCTGTAGAACTTCTATGAGTGATGCTACTTGGAGAGTTGCTTCTAACAATCTTGATGCTGAAAGTAAAGTTATTTCAGTTCCAAAAGCATATTTTGGTGTATCAACAGAAAAGCTCTCAAGTGCATCTGCATATTTTCTCTCCGGAATTAGTTCTATGAATTCTAATCTCGCCATTAACTTGACTAATAATACTGCTTTGCTTTCTGCTCTTAACGCTGTTCTTATTGTCTGTTATGATGCTGTTATTAAATACAATCCTATGATGAAACAGGTTGTTGTTCTCAAATAAATCAACCTTTAGGGAAAGGTTGAGCCAAAACAAACGAATTAAACGAGTTTAGGTTTAAAAATAATATCATATTAATATAAACTAATATGATCTCAATAAAAGAACACGATAAACCTCAATTACCTATCTGTAAAATGGCTTGTGATGTAAAGTTACACGAAAAATTGGATAAATATGAACTCACTAAATGTGCATTTCAAAAACATAAAACAACTGGAATTATTGGATTGCCTGGTTCTTCTAAAAGTAGTTTAGTATGGAGTTGGTTTAAATCTCCAAAAATATTAAAAAAATGTTTTACCAAAATCTTTTATATTGCTCCTGCAAATTCAATTGCTTCTATGGAAGATAACATATTTGCTAATTTACCTGATAATCAAATTTTTAATGAATTGAATGGTGAAGTATTAGAAGAAATTATTGATTATTGCAAAAATAGTGAAGCTGATGAAAAGATTTGTATTATAATTGATGATATGGCTTCTTCTCTCAAAGACTATGAAGTTCAAAAGGCGTTAAAACATATCGCCACAAATAAACGACATTATCACATCTTCCAAACAATTATTATTTCTCAAACTTGGAAAAGTGTTCCTATGGAAGTAAGAAGATTATACGACAATATATTTTTGTTTAAAGTAGGTGCTGATGATTTGAAAAATGTATTTGACGAAACATTACAAGCATATAAGCATATGGCTATGGAAATTACAAATTTAGTATTTGATAAGAAGTATCAGTATTTATATATTTCTTTAAGTGATAATAGATTGTTTAAATGTTGGGATGAATTAATTTTTGAAGGGAACTAATAGTCAAGTTCAAGCCAACGGAGAAGAACAGCCGTTTGTGTCCCCTTTTATTATTATTTTGCTATACTTTTTTTTAAAAGTATATATGTATATGAAGAACCCATTTAGAGCAATTGGAAACTTTTTTAAGAAAACTTTACCTCAAGGGGCTAAATCATTTTTCACAAAGACTATACCAAATGTAGTAAATAAAATACCTTCTCCTGTATTGTCTGTTGCTACCGGTGGTATTAGTGATGTTGTTAGTGCTGGAATTAAATCTAAAGGAGATGTTAGAGAATTTGCAAATCAGTTTGTAAAGGGTCAAGCTAAAAATCTTTCTCAAATTGGTGCTTTAGGAACAAAGGTATTAGCAAATCCTATTACTGCTACGGCTGTGTCTACACTTGCACCTGAATTATTACCTGTTTACGCTGGTGCTGTTGCTGGTTCAAAGGCTATGCAATTGGCTGGAAGCACTTTAGAAAAGGCTAGAACCGCTCAAAAACCTACTGACGCTATTCAAATTGTTGAAGGTGGGATTAAAGTAAACCAACAAGTCAAGAAAATAAAATAAAATAGTAGTATATATATAAATGTCGTTCTCTTTGATATTAAATTCATTACAAGGAACTCTAACAAATGCTGGTTCTCAAACTTCAGTTGGTTTTAATTTTAATTGGTCAGTTTTAGAAGATAATGCTTCTTATGAATTAAGTTTTATTTTTCAATCTAAAGATGCTGGTGTGGTTACTGCCTCTTCCCATAAACAAATTAGATTATCAGGTATTGGTAGTTTAAATTCTAGTTATAATGTTACAAGTGCTAGTGTTGCTACTTCAACTGAAGTTATCGGTTTTGTTTATCCTGTTGCTGTTGGTGGAACATATTTTTTCTTTGCTGGAACAGAAACTAATCCTCCTGTATTTTTTAAGAACAGACCATCAGGCAATAACTTTAAGGTAGAGATTTTAAACTTTGATAATGCTCTTTCTGCTGGTAATTATGAATGGAGCTTAATTTTACATTTTAAGAAACTTTAATTTATTTTTATATAATATATGAATTCATTATATAAAGACGCAAAAGAGAAAGACGATAGTATACTAGATCAAAAACCTAAAGTTAATTTGCATTCTGTATTGAAAGCCGGTTATGGAGATAAAAGAAAACAGGAAGCATTTGCTACTGAACACGGCTATATTCGTGATCCTACTTCTAATGATAATCAACAAATTTATTTTCATCCGCCAAGTAAAAGCCTTTTAGTAAATGTTACAGGAACTCATAATATAAAAGATGTTGGAACAGATTTAGCATTACTTGCTGGAAAGTTACAAGATACAAAAAGATTTAAGGAAGCAAAACAGGCTATAGCAAATGCTAAAGAAAAATATGGTGTTGAAAACGCTACGCTAACAGGTCATAGTTTAGGTTCAGGGCTTTTAATACAAGGAGCTGGAAGTAAAGGCGATAAAGTAATTGGGTTAGATCCAGCTTTAACAATAGGTCAAAAAGTTCGTGGTGGGAATATTTATAGGTCAAGTGGTGATGTAGTTTCTTTATTTGGTGCTGGTTCAAGGAATGTAAAAACAATTAAAGGAAAGGAAAAATTAGGAAGTGGTTTAGGAATTGTTGGTAAAATACGAAATAGTCTTGAAGCTCATAAAGTAGATAAAATCAAAGATAAAAATATATTCATATAATATAAATGTATCCTGCCGTTCAAAGAACTGATATACGACCTTCATTTATGGGTAAACGCCTACCTTTAGCCGATGCACGATTTTTCAAAAAATCTACTCCTACTAAAATGCAAACTATTTTCAAGAAATAAAATAATATTATAATGTATAATGCCTATCAAAGTCAAGAAGAATAAGAAAGTTATTAAACAGAAACAGAAGCAAAGTCAAAGACAAGTTGTTAACATAAAAATAGGTGAAGTTAAAAAAGCTGTTGTTAGAAGAAAAGGTAATAAAAAACCTGATGCTAAACCTATTATTCAGCAATCTGTTCAACCTGTTCAATATTTGTATCAATCTACCGGTTCTATTCCGCAATTTCAAAATATGGGTGTAGCTCAACAACCAAGACCAAATTTATTAGGTGGAGCTATTTTACAACCTGAAGATGTTAGAGAAGTAAGAGAACAAGCTTTATCACAAGAAGCAAGAAGACAAATAGAAGAAGTGCAACAAGCTGTATTAAGTGCTGAAGAACAATTACAAAGAAGTAGAGAAGCTTTACGAATTGGAAGAGATGTTGAACCAAGACCAAGTGTTTTAGGTGGTGGATTTTTTCCAAGTGAAGAAGTTGCAAGACAAAGAGTTTTAAGATTAGATACACCTTTACGCTTAAGACAACCTGAAGAGTTTTCATTATATGGTGATTTTCCAAGTGCTGAAGTTATTAATACTGAAAATCCGTTATTAGCAAATTTTAACCAAGAAGTTGATGTTGAACCTTTGCAATTTGAAGAAGAAGAAGAACCTATGTTAGCAGGTGGTGGTGCTGTATCAGGTAGTGCTTTTAAAAGACGATATAATTATAAAGATGGTTATGGAACAAAAGATCAATTAATAGAGCAAATTATTGATATGAATATGGGTTATACTGAAGAACTTTTAAAAAGAAGATATAATTCACGAGTTAAATTAATTGTTCTTTTAGATGATTTAAGAAGAGGTAAAAAACTATAAAATAATATATATGGCTTTAACTGAAGTGTTTTACACATTCGTTATTTCTAGTGCAAGTGCAATTATTGTTTTAGCAATTAAATCTTGTTTAAAAGCAAATATTGATGATATAAGTTTTTGTTATGGTTTATTCAAAATTCATCGTGTTATAAGATTAGATGATATACCATCAGGTAATGATAGTGATGAAGGTTCAGGTAGTTCATTACGATTAACTCCAACGAATAGCAAACCTGCGGAAATAAAAATATAATTCCACTTTCCCAAAGTTGAGCAAACAAATAAATAATTTTGGAATACTTTTTCTAAAAGTATTATATGTATCAAATCACAGATTATTCATATCAACAAGCGAAAAAATTGGGTGTTGATATCAAGCCATCAAAAAATAAAAATAAAAAAATAGATGTATTTAAAGATGGTAATAAATTAGCATCTATAGGAGGTAAGGGATATAAAGACTATCCAACTTATTTAAAAGAAGATAAATCTTTAGCAGAAGAACGAAGAAAACTTTATAAAATTAGACACGAGAAAGATAGAAAAATAAAAGGTAGTGCTGGATTTTTTGCAGATAAAATTTTATGGTGATAATGTATATGGTTCTCACTTATAAGAATAGATTTAATATGAAGTATGGATTTCCAAAAGATAAAAGCCATTCTCTTCAAGATATTTCACGAATTAGCGGATATGATTTGAATGGTTTACAAACCATCTTCAATAAGGGGATAGGAGCTTATAAAACAAATCCGCAGTCTGTAAGACCCCAAGTTAAAAGCCCTGAAATGTGGGCTTATGCAAGAGTTTATTCTGCTGTGATGGGTGGTAAGGCTATGAATATTGATAAATCTCATTTAACATTTATTTGAAAAAATTGAAATAAAAAAAAAGTAAATTTGGAAAAAATTATAAAAACGCAAACTTTGGCGAGGGGGCGTTTTTGTGACTGGGGACACCATATTTTTTAAAATTTTGGCGAATTTTAAAAAATT